GTAGACCACCGAAGCGATGCTTCATCAACTTCTCAATACGAGCATCCTCAGCAATATTGATGTAGATGCCTGGAACCTCAGCAATCTCATTCCAGTCATCAGCAGGAGTGAAGAGGGCGTGCCCGACCTCGTGGGCGATCAACAAATCAAAAACCTCGCTGGTTGCTTTCTCCCAGCGAGGTAGTGTCAGCACACGACGGTCAACATCAAAAGATGCAGTAGAGACATTACGGTGCTCAATAATAAGATCCTCAGTAGCGAGGAGTTTTGCGAGAGTGCCTTTGACTTCGAGATTAACCATAACGCTGTGCTGTGTATGTGACTATTATACACGGGCAGAGGTAACCATTTCAATCGAGTGGACAGTTATTAAAGTGGACGATTCGTCATTGCACCATTACTACCCCGTCTGAAAATCATATTATCTTCACCATAATCAGATCTAAATCCTTCTGATCTGGCATAAGAACCAGATGCTCTTCGCCTATTAGCATTGAATATCCATCCAGTAACTAGATATTTCTCACCAGACACTACAGGTTCTCCTCTGTGTGTATAAAGAGTATTGGCAGGGAACCAAAGTCCTTTACCTTTCTCTGGAGTCACACTATGGATTTCACCATTAAAGTAGAACTGAGTTCTACCACCCTCAAAATCACCGGATAGGTAGTATATAAAGGTATAGAGTCTTTCCTCAGTTCCTACATCTGGCCATGCATTATTAAGGCAAGGAGTATCAAGTGATGGGATAGTATCTAGAACTGGAGAGACATCAAAATCATTATGCCACCTATAGAAACCATCCTTCACGGTCTTCTGAATCTGGTAACCAGTATCTGACATCATACAATTGATTACCAAATGCTCCAGATCCTCAGGATATAGTGCTTTTGCGATCTTCTTTACATATTCATCATTATCTTTAGTGACAACTTGATAGAGTCTTTCATCTAACTCAGGGCAAACCTCAGAATTCATCCTAAGGTCCACAGAGTCTTTGATATGTTTATTGACTCCGCCAGCAGTTACACCTTCATATTGAAGATCAATTTCTTCCTCAAAGAAGTTTACTAAGTCATCACATAAAGTATCGGGAACTGCGTTTGGCAATTCCCAAATCAAATCAGTAAATTTCATAATCAGTGACTGTGGATCACTCCGTTTTCGTGTACGTGTGGGACTAAACCATTATAAAGATGGAATTGTCCGTGCTGTAGTCCTGCTCCTGCGAAGACAATGATGCCTAGAATTCCCAATACGTTAATGAGTTTCATAATTATTCATCGGTACATTTTTATTTAGATGTAAGTTTGGAGAAACCTTTCTCCTTTTCAAATCTCAACACAGAGTCAAACCTCTCGTGTAACTCCTGCTTGTGACTGATGATAAAGATATTAGCATCTTTCACCACATAACGGATGATCTTGAGGAACTCTTCTGTGCCAAAACCATCGAGAGATGAGTCAAACACCTCGTCCATAATCAGGAGGTTGGTGTTGACTGAGTTACGGACACGGGCAACCTCACGCCAGGTGAATAGTAGTGCAAGGTCAATACGCATCTTCTCACCCTCAGAGAACGAGGAGTAAGAGAACCTCTCGTGGATTGGTGATACTACAGTCTCATTGAACTCCTCATCAAGATTGAAGTTGATGTAGAACTCCATCATCTGTAGATACTTGTTTACATTCTTATTGATGAGAGGGATGTACTTACGGATGATATTGGACTTGACTCCACCATCCTTCAGTAGATCATACACAAACTGGTGCTTAGAGATCTCTAGGTTGCCATCAGAGATCTTTGTTGTTACAGCAGCAAGGTTGTCTACGAAGTTTGATAGTTTCTCTGACTCTTCAGACTGGTTCTCAATCTGGTCACGAATCTCATTGACCTCTGCTTCTAATCTGTCTACCTGCTTTCTCAGACTACTGATCTGAACATTGGTAGTAGAGACGAACTTGTTAGACTCCATTAGAGTCCTTGAGATAGTAGTAAACTGCTGCTCCCTCTCTTCTTCTAGTTTGATTGCTTTCTCTAGGTCATCGAAACCTTCTTTCAGTTTCTTTGCCTCAGCACCCAACTCAGTTAGTTTCTCACCCTTCAGGTCTTCACTGATCTCTTGAGTACAGGTAGGACATACAGCATTATCACTGAAGAACTTATGATTCTTAGTGAGTGTAGAAATCTTCTGCTGAATCTTACCACGGAGACCACCGAGTTTCTTGAGTTTCTCAGCAGCAGACTGGTATGCTTCCAGTTGCTTCTGTAACTCCTCAATACTATTCAACTCAATAATAACCTTCTGCTCTAGACCACACTGCTCGAAGAGCATCTTCTTTGACTCTTCTTGCTTCTCAGAGATCTTACTCTCACCACGCTTAGTAATCTCATCGATGAAGTTCTGCTGCATCGAGACCTTGTCTTTGAGAGAGGACTTCTTCAACTCAAGAATCTTCAGGTCTTCTCTAATCGCACGCATCTTATCCCTGATGACTCCATTCATCGTACTGAAGACACGAATGTCTAGTAGATCCTCAATAACCTCACGGCGATGAGCAGCAGGTAGTTGCATGAAAGGAACAAATGTACTACTACCGAGAATAACGATTTGCGTGAAAGACTTATAGTTGACCTTCAGGATGCTCTCCTCCAGAGTTGCCTGATTGTCTCTATCATCTCCACGCTTATCCAGCAACTTACCATCCACCTCAATAACAAAAACATCTAGTTTGATGCCACGACGAACTAGATACTGGCGATTGTTGATACTGAATTCAATCTCAACTAGACAGTGCTTCTCTGTAATCGTATTCACCAACTGAGGTTTGTTGATCTTACGAAACGGTTTATTGAATAGCACAAAAGTCAACGCATCTAGGATGGTTGACTTGCCAGCACCATTTGTGCCGATGATTAGATTTGTATTATTCAGTAGGAAGTTGATCTCTGTGAAAGTATCTCCAGAAGAAAGAAAGTTCTTATAGCGGAGTTTCTCAAAAATAATCATTGTGTAGGTGGAGGAACAAAGAGGTCATCGGATTTGGCAAGAATATAGGTGTCACCTTTAGCATTGAATACTTCCAGTGCTGCTTCGAGAGGGACTTCGGTTATCTCTAACTCGACACGCTCTCCTACCTTATACTCTTCATCTTCTTCAAGCATTATAACATATCTTTGGGCGTCTTCAATGTTTTGAAAGACAAGAATAGACTTTACTCCACTGTCATCAATGGAGTAAACAAACATACTATCCTCTGTATCTGTAGTGAGGATATAACAAGGATCACTGCTCACACTTCACACGCCTCCTGATAAACTTCTGAAATGAGTTTCTTGAGTGCCTCCTTCTCCAGTGGGGTGTCATCGAATTCTGCTTCATCAACATAACGATTAAGGATTGAAAGGGTATTCTCCTCAGCGTCATCGACCACGAAGTCATCAGACTCCTGGACATTGAAGTTTTCAACAACCTTGACATCCAGAGTGTCGGCAGTCAGTAGTTTCTCTACAAATTTATCAAACTTCTTCTGGTCTGTTTTCTTACGGACCACAACCTTGACAATCTTACCAGCGTATTGCTTTGCTTTGAGCATAGCAGCACTCTGGTCTTCGTAGTAGATTACATCGAAGAGATGGTATGGATTGTTAATGTATTCAATCTCTAGGGTCTCAGTATCCAACAGGATGAAACCACGATTATCGTTTACATCATTCCAGAACATCTGGTATGGATTACCAATGTAGTGGATACGACCATCATCTGAACGAGTGTGGAAGTGTCCTGAGAGGACCTTATCAAACTTGTCGAAGATCTGATTGTCGAGTTTACCATCCTTATATTCCATACCTTTATAGGCATAGAAACCCGTGAGTTCTAGGTGACCCATAGCGATACGAGCATCAGTCTCACGAATCATCTTGAGAGATTGTGCCTCATTCTCTGGTGAGATCCAAGGCAGCATCAGGATGTCTAGACCGTGGACATTGATTTGTGTCGGGTCTGTATAGGTGTTGATGTTGTCGTAGTGCTGTAGGAGAAGACTAGGAGAGTTAGTATCGTTAGTATTCTTGTAATAGCAGTCGTGGTTGCCCACAATCATATGGACATCATACCCCTTCATAGGGTCAAACATCACTCTACGCGCCCAATTAAGGGAGTTGTATTCAATTGTCTTCCGACTATCGAAAGCATCACCAAGATGGAGAATAGTTTCTACACCACGCTCTTTGATAGTGGGGAAGAAAACATTCTTGTAGAAGTTCTCAAAGTGGTCCTGTAGATACTTTACGCCTTTGCGGGCACCAATGTGTGTATCGGTGAGGATGGCGACAAGACTCATTGGTTTAGTTTTGTAATAATGTTTTCTCGAATGGCATTATAGTCATTGCGATACTCTGATGTCAAGTTGCTGTCAGCAGTCATCAGAGACTCGAATCCAGTTCGTTCTACAATCTTGTTCTTAATATCGAGTTGACGCTTCTCTCGCTGGATTCTACGAAGGAAAGCGTAATGAATAATCTGGGTGAAATAAGCAAATGGGTTCTTAGACTTGTCTGGATTGAAGTTATGAATATACTGAATACAATTCTCAATGCCGTCAGAGATCATGTCCTCACGGAACATATAGTTGACGAAGTTTGGTTTGTAACTCAGGTGTGTAGCAATCTTCAGGAAGCAAGAACCAAGATAGTTACTAATACGGGGTTTCGGAAGATCATTCTGTTTAGCGTGCTCTACTTCTTCTCTATAGACAAGCAGGGCCTCTAGCAACTCTTTGTTGTTTACATAATGTTCGGATTTTCTTCTAGCCATATTGTTATTTTGGTTATACCTATTATAGCATAATCTGATAGGACTTGACAGGTGTCTCTAATCTAAGTATAATCGACCTTGTGGAGGTTAAAGAGACAGGGCTATATTAATCATTAGGTTTATAATCTAACTTATAGAGATCTTCGAGTTTCTTTTGGAAAGACTTTACAGATCCCAAGTATCCAATAGAAGAGTTAGAGTCTCCTAGTGCTAGTGGACCATCGGTTCCTCCGCTCATCTTGCGAAAGTAACGAGTATAGTTCTGCATTACCTCCTCGTTCTCAATCCGAGTAATAGCAATAATATTAGACAGGTCAATATCAAATTCCCTTTCATCAGTGGTTAGAAACCAGGGAACAAATCTTACTTTGAACTCACCATTCTTTCTTCTAATGTCCATAGACTCCACTTTGAGTGGGTCTTTAATACAGACATTATATCCTTCATCATCATTACTTTCGACTTTCATAATCATACAGACAATCTCCTCACCAGTGCTGAGTTTGAGTGCCGCTACTTTACCTTCATCCATAAGTTACCTCAGGTTGATATTGATAATATCATAGTTAAACTTTTCACCGTTATAGGTTTTGATTCTTTCTATTAGGTGATTCAATGTATAGTTTCGTTTGGACCCCTTAGTGGTGTCGTCAGCAATGTCATAAAGAATTGCCTTAGTTTTGTTTGCTCCTTTTCTCAGCACACGACCGATACTCTGGAGGTTTCTAATTCTTGACTTGGAGGGAGAAGCAAAGATTACGTTGTGGAGATTTTTGATGTTGATACCGGTACTGAATACTCCATAAGAAGCAATGATGACCGCGTTGTTCTCTCGCTCAGTAATTTCTCTGACTTGTTCCCTTTCTTCGACGTTGACTCCGCCATGAACGAAGAAGACCTTTCGCCCCTCCTCTGCTTTACTATTTATTAGATCGTAGAGCAACTTGCCATGATTCTCCACACGAGTAAAAAGCACTAGAGTATTACCTTTCAGGTCTACCGCTAGGTTGGATATGAAGTTGTTTCGTTTCTCGTGACCAATGAGATACTGAATCTCATCCTCATACCTCGGGAAGACTTGCTCATCGTGCTTCAGAAGCAATACTTTGATGTCTAGTTTTGCTACGTGCCCTGCTTCCATCAGTTCTTTCGTTCTGATGGTATTGTATGAGGGACCAAACAGACCCTCTAAGACCCACTTATGCGTCTGTGTGCCGTCCAGAGTGCCCGTAAAACCAAATCTATACTTCGCATCACAAAGTTTGCTCATGATGCTCACAAGCGATTTTGACTTGAAGTTATGTGCTTCATCACCGATGACTACCTGATACCTGGAGAAATACTTCTTATCCAGTTTATAGACCGACTGCCAGGTAGTAATCACGATGCCTTTTTCTGTAGTCAACTCCTTGCCACCATATATCTTATGGCAGTTCGTTGATACATCGAATCCGTAATCCTCAAAGTCCTTATACATCTGCTCCACAAGAGATGTGGTTGGGACTACGAGTAAAATATTTAAGTTTCTCTCGCTGTAATATCTAACGAGAGAGTATATCATCAGGGACTTTCCTGATGCTGTTGGACTGACGATGAGTTTTCTATTACTGCGTAGGGCAGTGTAGATACCATGTAATTGATAGTCACGAGGCTTGTAAGAAGTAATAGAACCGATCCAATCTGTAATACCCTCGGGGGAGATATTGTCATTCTCCTCATACGGTAATCCATAAAATTTGTTGTCTTGGAATTGGTAAGAATACCCATACTGCTCACAGAAAGCAACAACACGGTCCAAAAGACCCACATAGATCTGTTTGGTCTGTAGGTTGAATAGAGCAATGTTTCCGTCCCACCATTTCTTTTTGTAGGAAGGATGAAACTTTGCCCCCGGAACCTCGAAAGTAAAATTGTCTTTTAGTTCGTATTGTATATGAGGGTCACAGTCAATCTGTAAAAACACCTCATTTTTCTTGCTGATTGTCAAATCGGCCATAATGTAAAGGTATCAGCTAAAATTATTTAGCGATCCCTCACAAACCTACATATCGGTATATTTGTGCTCTAGTACACACTTATATAACTCATCCCTGAGCCACCACAGGTGTTCCTGCTCAAATGGATGCCTCTGAGGCGATCCCTCCCAGGTCTGAATGCGTCTGCAAACGCAATCATATAGTAAATAGATATCTTCGATACCTAAGTCAAACTGAAATTTGTCGTCCTCTGCTGGTTGCATTAGTTGTATCCTGCGGTGAATTTGGACCAGTCAATTGAATTTTTGATTTGATAACCACGATTATGAATCATCTTTAGAATATCAGTCAGGAAATCAAGCATTACCTGATAGTATTCAACCTTCATCTTTGCTGTCGATAGTTTATCATCTGCATTGAGATGCAGAGTCATTGACTCTTTGTCCCTCACCTTGTATGGGAATGGTTCTTCGACATATGCCTCAGCAGGTGCCTTCCCACTATAGAAGTTATATCTTTCTAGTCGGACCTTCCTCTCCGTGTCCTGTGCCTTCGTCTGGAGCAGTTTGAGCGTGGTATATAGCGTGTAATACTTCTGGTGCAGTTGGGGCGTCTTTACAGACTCATCATGTAGGTTGTCCATATCTATCTTGGAGTCTCTCTCCCACATAGATTGGATTTCATCTAAATTCATCGTTGCAGTGATTGGTTAACATATTCAGGAGTTAGAGGTTTACCTTCTTTATCTAGAATCTGATAGTATAGGTAATTAAAGGTCACATTAGCAACCAAGTAATTAATATCAGTATCAGTAGCGGTAAACTCCAAGGTGGATAGTGAGGTTGGAAACAAGTCCCAGAACTTCACATTCGCAATAGTATTATAGTTGCTATTGAGTATACCCAGTGTAGCATCACTATACTGCAATTTAAAGTCCCTTGTGTTGTTATCACTAGTCGTCACATCTTTAAATTGCTGTGGCGTCTCAGGGAATCCTAGACCGGTCATCCAGTTATGGATGAGCGTATAGTTTTCCATGTCTTCATCGACAAGAAACTCGATAGTAAAATCACCATACTCAAGTCGGTCACCAGGATGCATAATATCCTTCAGATAGTTAGACTGACCAGCAGTACCAAGGGTGATTGATGGCAGTGCTGCTTTGTTACTGAAGAAGGATACCTTCGGAAATCTCGCTAGACTAAACGTGAATCCAATAGGACTCATGTAGTTTCTATTGTCTAACTGCTTGTAGTAGATGTTTCTTCCACTACCGAAATCGTCCGCCATTACTAAGAATACTATAGTAATTATTATTTAGCATTAAAAAAGCACCTCCCCGACCAAAAGGAGGTGCTCTTTTATTAGGTATATTTCATTTACTTTTTACACACAACACCTAACCAACAGGAGTAGTCTTGCTTGACTACCCCCATATTATAACCTATCAGAAGGAATAGGTCAAGCCTGCCTTGGTTCCAACGTCTAGATCTTCGCCTAGATCAGATCCACCATTGGTGAATAACTCAACTTCAGCATAAGCAGTTAGGTTTTCAGTCACTGCTACTTCGGCACCAACCTCAAGACCGAGTTCGGTGGTTAGGTCTTCACCATCGGGGTTGATGAAGGAAGGACCTACTTCGATGTAAGCGCCTACGGTCTCAGAGAGATCACCCTCATAACCTACGCGAGCAGTAGTGGAGGTGCCTTCATACTCACCTAGTGCCCAATCAGACTCAACTTCAGTGTAAACATAGAAGTTACCAGCGGCGTCTGCTTCAGCAGGTCCGATGATTTCAGCAGAGGCGGGAGCGCCTAGGGATAGTGCAGCAATGGCACCAGCAATAATTAGTTTCATAAATCTTCTCCATTAGGAAATAACAATGTGTATTATACTACACATACTCGGTTATTTATATAAAGTTTTATTACGGATATTACTACACACGCTCCCATCTATGGTTAGGATTTCTAATTGATCTGCTAATACTACTCACAGGAGATCCTGTCTCCGCTTCTGCTGCCTTCATAGAAGGATATTCGAGTCCAGTCTCTTTATCTCTTACCGCCACTATACGAGACTTTCTAGTCGCCTCTTTGACGTGCTCAGGACACGGGACACCTAATCTACCACCATCTCCACCAAGAGTAGCATTATATTCTGGTTTCTCTTTAGCAATCCAATATATCTCTCTATCCGCAACCTCTTCTTTGAGACACTCTTCTACCATCTCCCACTCAAAAGCACTTCTACCATACTTTCTTAGTGCGTTTGGAAAGGGGGCATTGGCATTTTTGTTTGTAGCATACCACCAGTGCTTGTATTCTCGTATCTTAATAGCACCAACACACCGACCGATATAGGTCTTTCCGTTGACTTTATTGGTTGCTTTATAGATGTAGTACATATCACGAAGCATATTAACATATCTAGGCATAAAAAAAGACCCCCCTTTCGGGAGGTCTCGTGTGTAAAATAAACTCGTCGGAGTTTTGGATTTACATAAGGTTCTTGACCTGAACGCGTCTGTAGTAGACGTTGGTGTTGGTCATGATGCGACCATAACCTGCGTCGGAACCTTCCGCGAAGGGGTTGGCGATTAGACCGTAGCGGGTCTTGAAGCCAATACGTGGTTGGAAGGTGTCCTGTCCAACTGCACGAACCATCTGGAGTGGAACGTAGGGGCAGTAGAATAGACCAGCGTCATAAGGTGAGGAACCTTTGTAACCAGCGACATAGTACTGCTGGTTGGAGACGTTTGCAGCATAAGGATCGATGTAGACCTTATACTTGCCTTGTAGCACACCTGCGAAGGTGTTGCCGGTGTCGTCAACGTTGAGGTTGGCGTTTAGAGCAGGGGTGTAATCGAGCACACCAGCCATGGTTAGAGCAGAAGCAACATCAGCGGAACACATGATGAAGTTGCCCTTCCCGCGACGAGTGGTCTGCGCGATGGCGTTTGCATCTCTTTCGATCTGGAAGATAAGTCCTTTGAACTTCTCAACAGACCAACGACCATTGGAGTCAACGTCTAGGTCGAATACGCCAGGGGTTGCAACGTTGTTCTGAGCGCCAGGAACAGCGGTCTTGTATACGGTGCGGACAACCTCGCGGTTGATCTCAGATAGAATCTCGCTGGATAGGATGTTAGCGAGTTCTGCTTCAGCATTTAGACCGTGGATCGCCTTGAGGTCCTGGGCGAGTTCCATGGAGTAATGTGCCTTGAGGGCGCGTGACTTGGCGGTCACGGTGACCTTCTCGATGGAGAAGCCCATTTCGTTGAACTCGGTTCCGGTCTCGCCTAGAGCCTCGGAGTCCTGGGTCTTCATGCCCTGTCCTACATTGTAACCAACTTGGTCACCGGGTAGGGGGTTGAGGATTGCGGGGTTGTTGCCACGCTGAGCGGTGGTGCCTAGACCAACGGTGTTGCCTGCGCCAACCTGACCAGAGTAGTTGCCCTGGGTAGCGGTGCCCTGCTTGTTCTGTGCAGAGAAGGCGGTATTGACTTCGTCGTAGAAGGTCTCGTCGCCGGTCTGTGAGTCATAACGGGAGCGCATCGCGAAGATGAGTCCAGTAGGACCGTTCATTGGTTGAACGCCACAGATGTCATATGCCACTAGGTTGGGCATAGAACGACGGATGAGGCTGATTAGAACGGGGTCAAAACCAGCAACTGACTGGTCACCACTGCCGGAGAAACCGGGATTGCCGGTGGCGTTGGGGTCAGTATTGATCGTGGGGGTCTCGGAAAGGAAAGCACGCTCCTCAGATAGGGCGGTTTCTTGGTTCTCTAGGAGTTGTGCGGTTACGGCACGCTTATGAGCATCCTGGATACCACCTTCGTGGTCTAGAATAGGTGCCCACTTCTCCTGAAGTTGTTGGGAATCAGCGGAATTGTACATTTTTTTAATAATCCTTGTGAGTATTTATTAGGTTTGATTTAATAATCAAAAATTCACTTTCTAGAAACTCTGTCGAGCGTCTGTAGATATGACATCATTGAATCAGATACATCGACAGGTTGTGTGCCGGTGTTAACTTCTTCAGTAAGGTCCTCGACACTGTTTCTTGTCGAGACGGAAGCGGAGCGACCAGCGGGGAAATAGGATTCCTTGAGGTCCTCTAGCTTTTCTCTGTAACTTACTTCACCATCAAACTCAACATTCTCAGCAAGGGCAGCAAGTTTGTCTTTCTGAGTCTCAGCGAGACCTTCAGCAACTTGGGTGAAGATTGATTCACCAACTGCACTACCTAGACGAGCGTTTAGAGCAACGTTGCGCTCAATTTGCTCATTGAGTTTTCCTTCCATTTCATCAAGTTTCTCAACCATAGACTCAACTACATCATACTTCTCCTCAGGGATAGAGACATAGTGGTTATCGAATAGAGACTTCATACCAGCAATAAAGCTTTCTGACATCTCGGTTCTGAGTCCATGCTCGACGGCGATGGCGTTTTCTGCCATCCACTCATCGGCGACATACTCCAAATAAGCGTCTACACGCTCAGTTAGGGACTCACGCACTAGAGCAAGCTCTTCGCTGAGTTTTCCCTCGTATTGGGATTGGAGTTCTTCTTTGACGATAGCAACTTTGTTGCGGATTGCTGCTTCAAAGATGGTGCGAGCTTTGCTCTGGAACTCTTCAGAGAGTTCCTCACCACTTAGAAGAGCGGTAACGTCTTCTTCAATATCGATCTCAGAGATGGAGATTTCTTCAACCTCTTCCTCTGCGACGACTTCTCCTTCAACCTCTACTTCTTCCTTCTTGGTCTTTTTCTGACCAGGAACAACAGAGGATGGAACTGATTCGGCCTTTGAAGCAGCAGATCTTGCATCAGTGGTGCCGCCGCTGTTAGAAGCGGGGACTACTTTAGCATCTGCCATTTTCTCCATACCGTCTGCAGAACCTGCTCCCTTATTCACTACATCCTTTACAGGAGATAGTGGGGCAGCAGCATCCTTAAGTTTAGCAGGACCTTCTGGCTCGTTTGTATAGTTCTCGGGAGTAGGACCGCCGAGATCGTTAATTGATTGCCCTGGCACTACGCTGGGTGAAACCTTATCCATAGGTTCAGCAGCCTTAGCACCTTTCGTTACTACGTTTTCCATGTCTTGTAATTAGTTGCTACCGACGAGTGTTGATTTTAGTTAAAATCTATATTTATTTATAGATTTCAAAGGTTTGAGAGAAAGTTTTGGAAAAGTTCAATTTTCTTTTCTTCCAACTGTCTACTCGCTACTAGGTTATTTATAGTAGATACTGTGTCTTTCATTTGTTGCTCCCTTAGGATGCCATCGACCATTACCCACTCTTTTCCTTCCATAATACCTTGTACAAAGGCATCAGGCGCACTAGGATCTGCCACAATATCAGCAGCAGTGGCGAGCATAAAGTCCTCACCAACTAGTTTATATCCCTCACGGGTTTCCTTTAGAGACCCAATACCACGAGAAGAAACGCCAAGTTTGACACCTTCATCTAATAGGTTTTTAGCAATTTTTCCCATTGGAGTTTCCAATAGTTTTGCCTTGCCAATGAAGTTGTTTCCTTCCTGACGGAGAGAAACAATCTTATGGGATACTCTGTCTAGGTTTACAGTAGGTCCATCGGGGTGACCTAGTTCTCCTAGGGCACGACCACTATCAACATACTGCTCATTGTAACGACCAACTTCTCTCGCTAGGGTCTCAGTTCTGTAAACACGACCGTTGCGATTCTTTTGGTTGCCTTGTAGGAAAATACCTTCGATGAACAAGGACTTCTTGCCCTCATTCTCTTCGACGATAAATTCTACCTTGTTAATTTCTTCTGTGATTAGTTTCATTTTAGTAAATGCTTACTCCAGAGATACGAACTTTTTCTGACGAAGTCCAGACCAATGTCTTCAGCGTCTTTTTGAGAATTAAACTCTCTAATGGGACGAGAGTGATGGTCTTATCTACGCCGGTTTCATCCAGTAAATGCAGAATAGCACTACTTTTAGATGAAGTATTGACGGCTCTTACACCAGTAGAATGTTCAAGATCGATCGCTTCATCACAAGAGGACGGACAGTCCACTTCGGAAAAAACGATTTTGATCATTCTTCTTCACCTGCTTCAACTTCCTCTTCACCAGTCTCTACTTCCTGACCACCAAAAAGTCGGTCAGAAACTACATTTCGATAGGTGTCGATTCTTTCGCTTGCTTTGCTGTATAGTGCATCTTTGATCTCCTGACTGATGTCAGCAGGACCAGCACCCACAGCAATAGCGTCTACTACGTTGTCCATAATAAAAACTATAATATAAATTTATTTAGCAAGTCTATAGTTTGCCTTCGCTACTACCAGGAAGTGGAGTATTCAAACTAGCAGCGGCACTTGCAGCATCGGCGGCAGCAGCACCAGCATCGACAGTCTGGTCATTGACGAATGGATCCTGCTGAATCGGTTCGCCAGTGATTGGATCAATCGTGCTGGGATCTGGGATTACGCCGTCATCAATCTCCTTCTTGATCTTCTCATCTTGCTCTTCCATTTCACCATCAGTCTGACGGAGAATCTTGGTGCGGATATACTCTTGAGAGTAATACTTACCAATGTAAGGTTCTGCCTGAGCAAGTAGATTGAGACGCTCTTGTAGGAGTTCAGTCTCTTTCAACTCAGCAAAGTGGTTGTCATATAGGAAGTCATACTGGATATTATCCTTGATTGCTTCCCAGTCATCAGGAGTGATGACATTCTTGAGGATGAGTTGAGTCTTGAGTAGGTCGCTGAATAGAGCAGCGAACCTCTTACGGAGACGGGCAACGAACTTGGAGAACTTAACTTCGTCTCTTAGAATCTCAGAAGAACGACCCATATTAAATCCTTCGTTGCCACCAGGGGCACGGGATGATGGGACGTTGAGAGAAGCATATAACTTGTTTCTGAAATACTCAAGATCGCTGATCTCGCCTAGGTTTTGACCACCTGGGAGAGTAGAGATTTCGGTGCCACGACCACCTTCACGGCGAGGCAACCAGAAGTCCTCTAGCATTGACATGACTTTCTTGTCATTCTTCATCTCACCAGTTGCAGAGTTGTAGGTGAGTTTGTTTCTATAACGCTGCATTACCTGATGTAGGTATTGCTCTGCCTTTACTTTAGGTAGATTGCCAACGTCAATGTAGAAGATTCTACGCTCTGGTGCTCTTGATAGACGGTAAATAACAATCGCATCCTCAATCATCTTGAGTTGATTGATTGGTTTGATTGCTTTGTGTAGGTAGGATAGAACCGTCTGATTGTTTCTATCTACTAGTCCCGAATTGCAATAGGCAATGGAATCCTTTGCAATTTTGATTCCTGACGTTGCGTTTGTTCCTCCATTGTATACACCAGGAGAATTGACATACCCGCTACTAGAAGCGCCAGGATTGTAAACATAATACTCATCAATAAGAGGACTAAACTGATCGTTGCGAGCGTTTGGAATTTGATTACCGGTATTATTAACGGTAAGAACACGCTGTGCATTTGGGAATTTATTGGATTTCTGATTGATCTTGCGGACAAACTTCATCTTCATTGGATCGATATATCTCAGATCCATAATGCCATCTTGGGGTTTCTCGAAGTCGATAACCTTTAGATAGTGAAGACGACCATCCACATACCAGTTGCGGAAGATCTCGTGCGCACGCTTATCAAAGTCAAGTAGTTCTTTGATATATTGAAACTCGTTTCTAATAATCTTTTTTACTTTGTCACTAGCATTTACATTGCTTAGTTCCACCTGGACCGGTGATTCATATGTATCACTCACAATTGCTTCGTTGACTACATCTTCAATCGCACTATCCACTTCTGGGATGAGTGCCATCTCTCTGTATCTACGAATGAGTTCGTATTCAGTTCTGAATACTCCTTCGATATCAATGAATTGTCTTCCAAATCCACCAGACGCATAATATTCTACCCCGTCCGAGTTATTCTCGGGTACGGGACTAATAGAACCTGGGCGCTCTGGCGGTCCATCAGTAATTTGGAAACCAAAAAGTCTCGCCATAATTAAGAGGTGTGATAATAACCTGTCTTAGTATTTAGCAGACAAAAAAAGAGTCCCCATTTAGGAGACGCTTCTTGAGTGCTTGACGGCGTGCTCGTGCCTGGCGTAGTGCTTGAGGCTTGAGTTTCCGCTTTTGTTCCTTCTTAGAGTGGTGTTGCCAGTTTGGTTTTTGCATTGGTCTTTGTCTGATAGAAAAAGTATAGCATAAAAAAAGGGGTCCTGATGGACCCCCTTGTGACAGATGTATTTTTGGTTTAGAAGATATCTTCGCCACCGGCATTGCTGCCGCTGCCTTTGATTGCTTCCCACCACTGGACCTGCATCTCTACAGTGAACTCCTGAATAGTATCAGTTGTTTCGTAGTTGAGATCGATTGCCTGGATGTTAGTTGGGAATACATCGTGGAAACGATAGGTACGGAGGGTAGAACCGTCGCGGTCTAGTTGATAGACATAAGCGTCAGACTGATAGTCTGCGGGATCCTGCGTGCCGGTCGCATCTTCCATCTTGTTCATCGTGTTCATCCACTTCTCGAATGCGGAGCGGATTGCGAAGTCGGTGTCGTTTAGGACGGTGATGGTCCAAGTATCGAAGGTTCTATCGCCTGCGATTTTTAGAACACGACCACGGAAGGGAACTTCGATGGGGGTGATGTTTGAAGCGGGAAGTGCTGCTGCCTTTACAAGGAAGCGTGACTTCTGAAGTGTATCTGTATCGGTAGGTGCCGAGAGAGGGAACTGAAGAACGACTTCAAACAGATTGGGGCGTGCGCCGCCACCAGTCAGTTTTGCTTTGAAGTCACTAATCGTCCTCAATACGGGAGATTCTACCTGTTTTCTGGTACTTGCCATTGGATTTAAAACTCCGGTTTATAAGGTAGAGAAGTGATTATACAGTGCCCACAATCTCTTCAAAGGAGACGCCGCTACGAGTAGCAACGAAGGTTAGACCGATGAAGTTGATGGAGCGCGTTGGCTTGAGGAAGATGTCAGCAACGAATTCATTCCTGTCTACGACGGCAGGAGTGTTGTTTGTTTCGTCACAAACAACGATGAAGTCGGTGATGCCTCTCTTGGACTGCACATCGCGGAGGAAAGGTTCTACGATGTTCACGAAGTTGGTACGGGTGACCTCATCGTTGAACTCGAAGAGTTGATCCTTAGCAGCGGCAGAAATCGCTTCTTCAACATAGATGAATAGGCGACGGACGTTGATTCTGTCGAAAGCGGAAGCAGCGGATAGACCGGTCTTATCGCCATATAGAATCATTCCACCGATATCACCAGCAAAGATTACTGGGTTGATACGAGCACTGTAGAGGCGGTCTCTCTGTGCTTGGGTGGGGTTGTATGCTAGACGGGATCCATTGAGGATAGCGCCTCTTGTAGTGCCCGCTGGTGAGAACCAGGGGAATGCAACCTGATCGGTACGGCAGCAGCAACCTGCGATGTCACCGTTGAGGGGGACATAGCGGAACTTATCAGCGAAACGGTCATACATGTACTTGTATCCCGTATCGAAGATCGCGTAGGAGGAAGATGCTACGGTTGAGTAGTAGTTGATGATGTTGTCGGTGACTAGATTAGAAGAAATAGTTACCTGAGCACCAGCACCACTATCAGTGATCTGTGATCCTCTATAAGGTGAGATGAATGCTAGAGCATCCTTTCTCAACTCAGCAATAGCAATGAGTTTGTTTGCTAGTGACTGTGTCTCTGCTTCGCCATAAGCGGCAGATCCCATTAGTAGGAAGTCTACGTTTGTATCGTCGTTAGATTCAAAGTTATCGTATCCTGCAGCGATATCTCCTACATCTACTCTGAGTGCTCCGTCTGCCTCAATGTCCTTAAGACCATCGTAGTTGGTGCCTTCTTCCATTACTAGTTGAAGGTTTCCACAGGAGTAGAAGTTGACGTTGCGGGTCTGTTGATCCCACTCACCACCAGTCTCTGGGGTATATCCATTACCACCTTCCTCGAAGGAAGTAGTAACAACACCTACGGGTTGTGAACCACCGAAAGCATAACTGGAGGTATTAGCAAGATGCTTTCTCCAGTAGGAGGGAGTACCTACAGAGAACTCAGCATCGCGTGCTTTTGAAATACCAAGATTCTTCTCAAGAATAGTACCAGCGTTGCCGGTTACATCACCAGTGTCATCAAAGACAACAATGTGGAATTCGTCGAAACGGGAGTTACGACTACGAGCATACTCAGTGGTTGTTGGACGGTTTGCTAGGGAGTTCCAGTTAACTGTAACGCGTCCACCTTGTAGATCGATGGTCTGACTATCAAACCAGTCAGTTGGATTTAGCGTGGTTAGTGGTGCGGTAGTCACTAGACCAACAGCGGTCCAGAGTGAGAAGTCACCAGCAACGAATGACCAAGTGCCACCCTGCTGATAATCTACATTCTGCTCAATACCGTTGGTTGGAGTGAAGGATAGAACCTTAACTTCAACTTGGTCAGTTAGAGTATTGATACCAGTTACGATACCTTTTAGGTCACCCTCAACTAGGGCGGTTACACCAGCGCCAGCAGCAACTTTGCTGATGTTTTGGATAACACCTTGACCCAACTCAAAGGATGGTGTGGTGCTGAGTCCGATGCCAACTCCAGATAGGATTTGGTCTGCTTTGCCGTCTAGGAATGCTACCTTAATACCGTTTGCCCAAGAACCGCAGTTTCTTGCCGCAACAGTAACGCCAGGGATAATATTCTCATCATATCCGAGGTTGTTGTAGTCCTCTAAACTTTTAATTTTAATGGTCGATGCTGTCCCCACAAACGCATTTCGCAAGTTATCGTTGTCGGAACGGACAACCTGCATAATACCACCATAAGCAAGGTATGATGCGATGGAGAGCCATCCTTCATACTGCCTGTCAGTGGAACTTGGTTGACCGAACACCTCTAAGAGTTCGTTCTCACTTGCGATTAGTGTGGGCTCATCAACGGGGCCTCTTGCGAAAGAGGCGACAATTGCACCGGTTTTGTCGGAAGAGGTTTGGACTTGACCTAGGGTCAAATCAACTTCTCTTACGAGTACTCCGGGCGATGCTAAATTTACAGGCATCTTTGAGTCTCCCTTTTGAAAGTCCGAAATAATCTAAAAATATTTATAGAAATTTACTTTTCAGAAGCACCTTACATATATTCCCACATATGACTATTATCGCCATACTCATCTGTATACCAGCGATCTCCGGTATTGTCTACAAAAGACTCGTTATCAGTTCCGTCGCTAATGAAACCAAAAGGTGCCATATCCTGTTCGATCTGATTTTCCTTCTCGTTATAGATCTCTTTTCTTACATCATTATCAGTCATCTCTCGGAAGTAATCCTGAGCAACTACCCAAGCAAAGATGACGAGACACATCGCTAGGTCATCATTACAACCATCTTCAGCGGCAAATGTGTTGTTCCTGGAGATAAAGGTCGTCAACTCCTGGACAATATCGTAGTCGGTGAAGGTGAGTTTCTTCTCCTCGACCAATGCCTTGAGGTTAGAGCAACCGAGTTTCTTGGTCGCTGTACTCATCTTGACGCCCAACTGAGTCTTGGTTCCAGAGAAACCTGAACCTAGTTGCTGCCCTGCACGCCCCCTCATAGCGCACATCAGGACATTGGGATACTCTAGATCATAGTTAAGGATAGAGGCAACCTGATCGCCAATATCGTTGACTTCGATCAGAGTCCACGCCCTGTTATACATCTTACATACTCTTTGGATTATACTTGGGAATACAATCGGTTTGATTTCATTGTCTCTATACTTCGCTACTACAGTATAAGGAAACTTAGTAACGTCAAAAACGACAAAAGCAGAATAGTCTTTCCCAACGCCCCTAGCAACGTCCACAGTAATAACATAGTTGTGGTCCTCTTTAGGTTCTACAAAAATATCTAGGTGGTCATTTGACTTAATAGGACGGTCATAGTCCATCGCCCTCAGAGCAGAGGGGGAGATCAGTGTATCAACCGAACCGATGAACTCACACTCAAACTCAACCTTGAACTGGTCGTAGGAGGTGTTAGCAATCGTCTGTGCCTTCCAGGCAGCGTCTCTGCCCGGCACCTGGGACCAGTGGACCTCGATGGGGTTATACTCGTTCTTACTCCTCTCAGCGTCGTGCCACATGCGGTAGAAGTGGTTCATACCATGTGGCGTGGATACGATAATAACTTTGGTAGATTTACCAGAAGAGATCGTAGGATATACCGAAGCGAAGAACTGGTCGGCAATATTGTTTTGAACGAACGCAAATTCGTCCAAGAAAATGATGTTGAACGACATACCTCGAACAGCAGATGCTGAGGTAGACGCTGCTAGAATCTTAGAACCATTCTCCAGTTCAACAGAACCTTTGTTCCAAGAGATGATGCCGTGCTGCATCCAAGACGGCAAGTTCTCATAAGCAATCTGTAGACGACCGAGAATCTCCCTAGCAGTTGCTGCCTTGTTTGCTAGAATACCGATATTGACATTATCATTAAAGATAAGGTAGTGGAGTAGGAATGCCACACAGGTGGTAGACTTACCTGTCTGACGAGGCATCTTACAGATAGTAAATCTCTTCTCGTGGAAACTTCTGACGAGGTCTTCCTGGAAGTCATACATTGTAAAAGGCACAAGACCCTTATCCAGAGACACAATCTTGATGTGTGCTCTGGCAAAGTAGATTGGGTCTTCCTTACACTTAATATATTCCTTGACTTGGTCTAGAGTAAAATTAACTGGGACGTTTGCCTTCTTAAGGTTGGGGTTACCCAGATATTTGGTATCAATTTGTGGCATAATAAAGTTAGAGTATTGATTAAGATGTTACGCTAACATCCTGAGGAATAGTAGAACTACTACTAAACATATTTCCTAGGGCGTCAAAGATTTCAGTTCTTCCTCTAATATCATAACCGATGTCAGAAGTCCTAATAATATACTGAAGACCATCTGGAGCACCGAACTCGAAGAATCCTGACTCACCAGTCACTCTTCTGACCCATTCATATCTATAAGTGAATGGGGGAACACCACCACTGAATACTGCTGGAGTTTGTGTCAGGATTGTGCCTGACTGACCAACTCCATCGAGAGTTCCCTTTGATACCAATGCTAGTGGTTGTGATGTAATGGCGATGAAGCTAGTTGTTGTATTGACTCTTGGATATCCATAAGAGTCTACAAACCTAGTTGTGCCTTGAATGTCGTATCCAAGGTCATCCAGTACAACCTCATATTCATAACCCATAACAGGTTTTCCATTTCTGACAATCTTTTTGAAGTTATCGCCAGACCCAGTAAGACGCCTTCTCCACTCAAGGAATATTTCATATGGGGGTATACCACCAACAATAGTACCTTCAGTCTTAGTTAGAATCTCTCCAACAGAACCAATTCCCGATAAAATGCCTCTAACACCCGGTGACATTTTTGATGTAACAGCAGCACTCACATTACTATTTGCTGTGAGGTAACCCGGTGCTATTACAGCATCTTGTACTCTAGTTGAGATACGGAGTCTAGATCCCACCAAACTAGCATCAATCTCTCTAGTGGCGGTATCAACTGCTTGCCAACCACTAACACCTACCCAAGCACCACCTGGAGTTGCCTGTGATTGTAACTGACCTTCAACAGTAATAGGTGGAGTGCCACCCTCATAACCGGCAACTTGACCAGCACCAAATCTCTCTTCAACAAAACCTTCAGGCGCTGTTATATTGCCGATACCGATAAGAGCGAGGGCAGGCAAACTACCACCACCATATGGCACATTATTCTCATCATGCCTAACATATGGTTCGGCAACAATAATGTTATTATCTACATCTCTTTTGACATACTGCTCAGTATCGATGGGATCATTATCCACATCGTGCTTCACATAATCCCCATCAAAATCTTTGTAGGTGAAATTAGTCCACCCAATAGCGTCCATACTTTCACTTCTGAAAGCGGGTTGAGGTGAGGCAACTACGTTATCATCATCGTGTCTAACGTAGTTATTATTTGTATGAGTTAGTATCGACATTTAACTAGGATCTGCCGTCAATACTATTTATCTCTCGTCAATAAAACCTATCTTTAGGATATTAACAACAACAGCGGTTACAATAAAGACTTCAAAAATACCAGGGACTGACATTGGTCCAGTGCAAATATATACATCTATTTACACATCTTAATATTTCCTTTATTTTTTAGGTGTGTGAATAATCATAATTCCAATGACAGGGACTACTATGAGTAGATAACATAGTAGTCCCAGAAACCATTGGTGGGAAAGTGCAGTGCTTAGCAGTTCCATTTGCGAAGTGATAGTGCTTTACGAGTTGGTTTGCCTTTATCGTCCTTCATAGGACCAGGCATCCCACCCATTCTAGCGCAAAATGACTTGCGGCGCTTGGCTGACTTGGAATCAGGATCTAGTTTTGAAGGTTCCTTGGTTACAGGTGCCTTCAAATCAGAGCCGGGGTTCTCTCGTTCATAGGACTTGCGTCCCTTCTCGTTAAGACCCCCGGCTTTATTCTTTCCCTCTTTACGCTGCCATGCGGACTCACAGAACTGGGAGAAGGTCTTTTTGCCTTCTTTGACGCAGTTGGGGACTTCTTTGCCGCCCTTCTTCTTAGTGCCCTTTGCTTTGTAACCATCCCAGCACTTATCAGCACCGACATTATCACGGGCAGTTTTCATACCTTCACCAATATCAAGGGTCTCAGGATAGTCCTTGTCACCTTTCTTGGCAGGTTTCTCACCGCGCTTACGCTTGGCGTGGATGTTATCCCACAAACCTTTTTTCTTACCTTCGCCGAGGTTGGATTGTTCGTCCATTTTTTTACCTTCCTTTTTTGCTTTTCGTTTAGCTAGAAGTTGTTTAACATACTCTTTGCGGTCTGGTCCCTTGTAGACACCAGATGCTTTCCAGTCTGAATGTGCCTCACCAATTTCTTCTGGTTGAATGAGGTCAATGACCTCTGCAAATGTATTTCCATCAGCATCCTCGATGGATACTGATTTCTTTTTAGGATTGTGTTCCATAATTTTCTTCAGTAAGAACAGGCCTCAGCACATTTAATGCTGTCATCAACTAGGAATCCAGCAGTTGCCAACTCGACAACAATGATTCCAATCTCAGCAGCACCATCAGTGGCGACAGCAGCCATAATAGTACCGAGTGCAGTTGCTCCGTAGAGAACTGCTTGATACCACTCTAGCGTACCTAGGAAGGCACCGATGACGGCACCCAGACATCCCGCACTATAGATTGTGGAGATGACGCCAAATACAGCAGAAGCAATATCCATTTTTGAGGATTCTGCTGCTGATATCGTCTTAATATATTTAGAAATTTGATTAATTGCAGGTTCTGCTGCCTCAGACATTTGTGCTGCTGCTTTAGCAGTGACAGAAGATCTTAGGGCAATAGCACCTAAGAATAGGCATACACAATCAAATACAACATAACCAATTCCCAATGCACAGGGGGAGATGTCCTTTAGAATCGCTGGTTCAGTATGATTATCATCCATCCCCTCGTAGTTGATTGATCCCCAACTAACAGTGCCTTGACCAGTCTGCTGATAAAGTTCCTCAAGAGTTAGTGCTTGGAGTTTTTTATCATTGGGATACAATGCTTTGTATGCCTGGAATGATGCCGGTGAAATAGTTCTCATAATAAATTAGTCGTAGTTTTTCTTGCCGCCTTTAATGTAACCAGATCCTTTGGCGTCATAGAATCTGATACCTTTGGTTTTGCGTTCTTTGTAGAGACTGTGCTTCTTCTCTGCGTCTTTTTCTCGTGCTTTTGCTTCATCTGCTTGTGCTTTGAAGGCATCGAGTTTTTTCTTTCTCTTTTCAGGACTAATCCCATCTAAGTTGGGAGCCTTTAATGATTCGTCCATACCACCCATTTGTGAATTAGTTTGATCACTTTCGTCGTCATCATTCCCAAGTCGGTCGCTTAGACCATAGGAACCTTTGGCATACTTTTTATACTTGCAGTTGCAATCTTTTTCATGCTCACCGCAGTTGTCGCACACCTTCCTTTCCTTTTTCTTTTCTTCTTTAGCCATTGTGCTACTTGTCCGATAGGTTATTTATCATTCCTTCTTTGAGCATCTTCTGCAAATCAGTAGTTGATCCTACAAAGACGGAATTATTGGTGACATTGGTCTGATTGTTTGTGATTTTTACTTGCTCCAAGTCCTTTGCTTTCTTTTGCAAGTCTAGCAGCTTATCGGTCACATCGGCAATGTTTTTAATCAATGCTCCAGCAACTTCATATGATCTAGCACTATCACCTTCCTGAGCAAGTTCTAGGGCACCATTTACGGCTTCCTGTCCTTTCTCAATCAAACTGTATAAGTTTGCTCGGGTGTAATCATAATCTTTCTTGGCATCTTGTGGGTCGATTTCAGCAGGTGGATTGTCTTTTTTGACAACCGGTGCTTTCTCGGGTTTCACAATACTGGATTCGCAATCCAGTGCCTCGTCAATAGAATCGAAGTTACTCATAATCAGGGATTGTAGTCAGCATCTTGAGTTGGACTATACTGCTTAGAGTCGAAGAAGAGAACAGTCTCTTCATTGAATCCAAAGTCGTCTTCAGGTTCAGCATCAACTGGGTCGGGAGTAACAGTGTATCTCACTTCCCTTGGTGCTGTACGCTTAGTGTCGGTGTGATAGTCAACCTGGACCTTACGGATGAGACCATCTCCAGTATCGCTGATAGGACCAAATAGATAGGTCTTAGCAGTGAAACTCAGCGTGTAGATCATAGTTCTGCGTGCTGAGAAGTCGCCTTCATAGTCATCAGTAAACTGAATACCATCTAAGACGATTGGGATGTCTCTCTTTTCACCAATAGAATCCACCAAATCAACAGTGATGTTGAATGATGGTTGGAAATACGGTAGAATCTGCTCTACAATTTGTAGGGCATCTTCATTGAGTTTCGTCATCACATTCAACTCAAAACCTAGATTATATGGGACGGGTAGATAAACTCTTTTGAGTTTGGTGCCGTCTTCTAGAGTCTTGAATGTCTGTGTTGGTTGTGTCTTTCTAGTACCATCATAGGCAATAGAATTCATCTCAAACGACATCCTAGGCAGAGTCATTGCAACCGGTTGGTTCAACTCACTCTGTTGTTGAATCCTAGCAAGAAACTTCTGGGTAGGACCATATGCAAGAGGGACTTTCATGTCATTGATGACATTGTCCTTCTTATCAACTTTCTGTAGGTGGATGTTATTAAACAGGTTGCCAAAACCGACAACTGTTCGTTTGATTATTTCATGATAGAAATATTCAACCACAATTTCATACCGTAATATACTATTTTATTTAGTCGCCAAAAGGATTACTGGAATCAAAGTTGTTGGAATAGTCGTTAAAACTGCCGAATTGGTTGAACTCAGTCTCGTCAACAATCTCGTTTGCTTCCTCTTGAATCTCATCAGAACCAGAGTATTTGTCCTTAGGAGTCTTAGTATCCCATCTCTTGAGAGAATAGCGTGCTCTACTGGTCTTACCTACGATTACTTCCTCAGGTGAGAAGTCAACAGTATCTTTCTCTGGGTCAAGATTAGTAATTTGTAGAACCTTATTGACTCCATCCCAACCACGAACTCGTGCCTGAGTACCAGATGTCTTGCCTTCTACAAGTTCATTATAGATGAAGTCACCATCACCAGCATCAGGTGGGGCGTCAACGATCGCTGTAGCACCCTCAAAGAGGTCTTTGCCTGGATTAGTTACAACTGCTTTGACGATCCTTGTTCCGTTTGTGAGAGCGATACCTTCGGCAATCACATTATTGTCATTATCATAGACAGTGATCATAGCATCCTCAGCATATCCGGTGCCGGGTTCCTCAACATCAAACTCGATAATACCTTTGGATATTGGATCTGTATTGATGCCTGCTCTGACTACAGCACCACTTCCCTGCCTGTCTGCTGGAACAACATTGACTTCTGGTGCCTCTGTATATCCACTTCCACTACGGAATACCACCAAGTCCTTGACGGATGATGTGCTGTTATTGACTGTCGCCTGATTCATAATCGCCACAACTTGTGGGTCAGTACCAATCTCGGGTGGTTCGATGACAATATCAGGGGCACCATTATACCCCTTACCTTCATTGAGGATGAGGATTTTATCAATATATCCGGTACCGAGTTTATAAGATACTTCTGCTCTGTTACTGAGAGCAATCAATTCTAGAGATGTAATATATCCCTTATCCTGTAGGGTGGAATCAATCTCATCGATAGAGGTGTTGAATACTTCGTCTTCATATTCAAACAACTCACACTCTAGATCATAAGTATAACCTTTACCAAGTTGGTAGAATGGTTTCTCGTGTTCTACAAACTTGATCTCAAAAAGTCTTCTGCCGAGTGGGAAGTAAATTAGGTCTCCCTCTTTCGGTCTATGAATGCAAGGCAATTCATTATCATTTGTATTTGAACTCATCAAATACAGCATTCTAGAATTCAAGAATGGTGCAATATAACTCTCATACCTCTCCCTGGAGATAGTAAGAGTCACATCATCCTTGACCTGGATGCCAAACTTGGACATAATATCACCCTGCCCACCATAACCGTCAAAGTTATTGAGGTATGCTTCGATGATAAAATATGACCTAAACTGAGAGGATGTAACCTCTCTCATAATAGTTGCATCCCTTACAAACTCTCTGGGAATATAAAACACATCAATACCATACATTCGCAGTTGCTCGTTAACGAGATCCTGCATCAGGTTTTGTTCTTGTGTCGAACCGTGGAGAAAGAAGGGATTTACAACCATTGTTTTTAACCAATCAAGTCGAGTGGTGGTAGTTCATAGGTGCTGGACATATCCTGTTTGATGATATCCAATTCTTTTACACCTTCGTCGTAGATTTCTCTACCATTCATCTCAATGCCGCCAGGGAGTTTAGTCCCACGGAATTTGATGAGATTCTGTCCCCATTGCTTCTTGAGAGCAGCAACTAGGTACTTCTTGACCCAACTATCATTGTAGATCTTAATAAAGTCATTGGGATCAAGTGCTCTGTAGCAGTCGATGACGATAACCTCACCACCACCGAGAGCACTCCAGTTAATGTCAAGATACAATCTATCCATTCTCTGGTTGAAACGAATCATCGTCTCTGGGTTGAATAACCAGTCATAGGTCTCATACCAGTGCTTTGCTAGGTAGTAGTCAAGCATACCACCACCATAGAAACCACCCATACCACCAATCATACTGGTATATGGTGAAACACCAGGACCTAGAATACCTAGACCTGGGAAAGCACCACCTCCACCACCTGTTGCTGATCTAGGTGACATCACTCTCTCAACACCAATAACCCAGTCAGGGACTGGGATGTAGTTGGAGTTTTCTACGAATGTAGCAGTCGTAGGAGCACTGTCTCCTGGATAGGTTAGAGATGCTGTTGAAACACCGGCATTGACAAATGGATTATATTCAGAACCACGGGCAATGTCGTGCTCAGTAATCTCATACTTAAGGTATGTACGGATTACGCCGTTATAATGTCTCTCTTGGAAATGCTGGATAGTATCATCCAATACATCATCAATCTGCTCATCAGCGATATTGATTTCCAATACCGGAGCACCAAGTTGACGCAAGGCGTAATTAACTAATTCTTGTCTACTACTAGGTTTTGACATTAGAAGAATCCCGCATCGATTGTATCAGTCCAAGCAGTTCTGCTTGTATCTGGATTTACCGTAAGGACAATAGTGGACTTACTGATCTGAGCACCCTCAACGATGGGGGTGAACTGGTCTCCGTTCCAGATAGGAACTTCACCAGTGCCAATGCCGATATTATCCACATCATTCAAGTTACCGAATGATGCTGGTAGTCCGTTGGAAATAACTCGGACTACATTGCGTTGTCCGATTTGGTCGAGTAGATTTGCCATCAGGACCTCTCCGTATCTTGACTAGTTGGTGTTGCCTGGACCCACTGGGAACTATCTTGGTCGGTGTAGAAAATATACATACGACCATCAGAAGAATTCCACCAGAGATCGCCGGGGACGGCATCGCCAGGTGGTTTTGGACCAATCGATACAGGTGGTTGACTTGGTTTGATTACACCAGATTGCATGTTTGTTACTCCTGGATTTACTAGTGCCATTCCTTCAACGACACGATACACTTTATTATCTTGCGTGCTGATTAGAATCACATCATAAACATATCTACCCTCTTTGAGAGCAGATGTTTGTTCTGAGTTTAGACTAATAGTAATTTCACCACTTGTAGGTTTGAGTACTTTGACATCAAACTCCACACCAAAAGGGGCACCAGGATGTTTCCTAAGTTGCCCTACACCACGAAACTGGGTAAGGTTAATAGGAACACTGGTGCCCGCATCATCCAACTTGAAATTGGCGGAAAAATCAGCACCCTGATCAATAGTAATATTAGAGACGTAGGCACTTGCCATATCACAAGTTATAGGATACTACTATCTATTTATCATCTGATTGATCAGGTGTTTCAGTTCTTCAATTTGTTTCTTTGATTCGTCGAGTTGATCCTTCAACGTATCTATCTCTTTTCTAGAGACTCTCTCCTTCAACTGCTTCTTTTTGTAGTTGCGATATCCTTGGTGATCCATATTGACTATGGCACCTGTTTTTTTGTCACGGTAGAGGTGCGGATGCCCCTCTACCTTTGCGTATCCTTCCATTATGCTAGTGCGATTGCTCTTACATCTCTAAAGAATGGTGCCCGTGCCTCGTTAGTACCTGCCATAACAATCTTAAGTTGGAATGCCTGGAACTCAGGTAGGTCTTGCTGCTCATACTCATACTCAAGGAATTCGTTGACAGCACTTGGTCTTACCTCTGCATTTGGCAAACCATTGTTTTTAGAGAGATCGATTACGGTATCACCGAATCCATCACCATCGTTATCCAACATATTGGTATAACCAGGGAAGAGTTCCCAAGATGGGTCTGTGCTACCTTGACTTGAAGAACCGAACAAGCGATACAAGACACGGAAGTCACAAGATACATCTCTGTATGCCGTGATGAATACCTTCAGTGAAGTAGAAGGATTCTTGAGGTCAATACGAGTAGAGATGTAGATAGATGCGTGTGGGTCACCAATCACTCTATTTACTCTCGCATCATCGGCGAAGTTCTTGACTGGTCTGTTGATTGCGTTTCTTACGAAAATCATATTCGTTTGAGACACATCAAGTACAGGACTGAGGTTGGGGTCAGTTGACTTCATAGCGGCGGCATAAGTAACTGATGCTGCTGCTGGAATATCACCTAGATATTCGATTTCGTTGAGGCGGTTAGCAATGAGTCTTGGAGTATCAAATCTGGTGTAGTTGTCGATGGTTGCTGGGACATATCCTGTATCAATAAAGGATGCCTCATTGCCATCACAACTGGTACCAGTAATCGTTCTGATAGTTCCAGTGACGCTAGTAGTCTCACCTGGGGTGAATAGACCCATTGATGGCAAGATACGGTTGAACTGGAAGTTCTGAGCGAACGACATATTAGGACCACCAATCTCAGACTGTGAGGTGAAGCAGAGCATATCTGGTCCACTATTTCTACCAGACCTATCGATCTTGAGTGGTAGAGTGCTGTATTGGCGAGTCTCACCCAAGGTTGAATCAACAGGCACCTTATGGGCAGTATTGACTCTACGGAGAGAAACACCAGATGCCTCATACTTATAGACTCTTGTTCCTTGATCGTGGATTAGAACGGCAGTACCGTCAACACCACGGGAACTAATACCAAGTTGTCCATTTCCTAGGTTGCTGTACTCAATA